GATGCTGTCCCACGTATCGCCCTGCATCGTGGTATAGGTCTTGCTCATTTGTACGCACCCGCCTTTCTGTCCGCCGCGATCTCCCCGAGGACTTCTTCGATCTGGTCGCGGAGATCGGCGTCATGCTCACGCAGGATCGCCTCGATCTCGTCGGGCTGCGCATTGCCGCTGATATGATAGACAGGGGCAAAGGACACGACCACGGTTTCGTCGCCGGCGCCGGATGCACCGATCGCCTCCTCCGGCGTGTACGCCTCGGCCAGTAGCCGACGCGTCCGCTCCGCATTAACGATCTTCTCACCGCCTTCGAGAAGCAGCAGCTCCGGGCCGTGCTCGCCGACCAGGTGCACGCCCGGCGTCGCGTTCTCCGTGCCGGAGGCGTAGCCGGTCAGCGTGTGGTTGCCGCTCGTGTTCGTCGAGACGTTGACGTGGACGCCGCTCACTTTTGCGAGGCTGTTTGCCGCGGCGAGGCCGAGACGGTCATAGGCCGCCTGCACCTGCGGCAGCATATCGTTCGCGGCGTCGATAAACGCCTGAATGGTCTGCTGCCCGGCGCTCGCGGCCTCCTCGCTCAAATTCATCGCCTCGATGTCTGCGGCGAGCTCCTGTTGCAGCTCGTCCATCTCCTGCGTGAAGTTGGTCTTCAAATCGGCGATGGAGCCGGAGACTGCCTTTTGCTCCTCCTGCACGAGTTTCCAGTTTTCGACCATCTTTTTCAGATCGTCGTCGCTGGCGTTCGCCATGCCCGCGATCGCGTTGACGGACTCCTTGGAGCCGTCCGCGAACGAGGCGATTACATCAGACAGTCCCTCGATCTCGCCGGTCCGCTGGGAGAGGGCTTGCAGATTGGTGTTGTAGTCCGTCCAGTATGCCGCCTGCGTTTCGAGCGCGCTGTTGATGCTGTCGGCGCTCTTGGCGACCACCTTCTCGGCTTCATCCCAAAGGGCGTACTGACCGGACACACTGTTGTATGCGCTTTCGTACGCCTCGTTGTACGCCTCCACGAGATCGCGCACGGTGTTCGCCGTCTCCGCGATCCTGTTCTCCAAAATCACGGTGGCGTCGGAGGAGGCGTAGGTCTGCTCCGCATAATCGCCGAGCTCGCCGATGTAGTAAGCGTAATCGTCCTGCGCCTTCTGCAGCGTCTCGCTGGTCTCCGCGATCTGGGCGTCATAGTCCGCCAGGGCTTGGCGTGCCGCTTCGAGCTCCTTGTACTCTGCCTTGCTCTGTGCGATCGTCTCGCCGCCGCCGAAGGAGTCGAAGATGATGTCCTTCGTCGCCTCGTTGTACGCCTCCTGCGCGGCGGTCACTCGCGCCAGCGCCGATGCGCGCTGTTCGGACAGGTCGTTCAACTGCGCCTCCGCCTGCGCCTGAGCGTTGAAAGCATCGGCGGCCTTCTGCTGCGCCGCCTCGTACTTCTGCGACATTGCCTGCGCCTTGACTGTCCGCTCAATGGCGGCGCCGAGATCATTCATTCCGTTGGCGACGTCCTCATAATTGAGGGACAGCCCCGGCACTTCCTTGTTCAGCGCGGCGATGATCATCCGCATTTCTTCCTGCGTCTCGGCTGTCTTATCGGTCTGCGACGCGAGGTCTTGCAGCCGGTGAACGAGGGCGAGCGTGGTGTCGTCGCTGCGGTCGAGCTCTACATACGCCTGCTTGTTGCTGTCGAGTGTATCGTTCAGGCTGCTGTTGAGCTCCTTGCACTCGCCGATGTACTCGGAGAGCGTCTTCTTATTCGCCTGGAAATTGTTGTCGAGCTGTTCGATCTGCCACGCGAGGTAAAGCGCCTGGTCCGACGTCGCGCCGTAGGTGTTCGCCACGTTGTCGTACTCGTTGCGCAGCTCTTGCAGCCGCTCGTACTCATGGCGCGAGGTCTCGGTCAGCTTTCGCGCCTGTTCCGCCTCGGTTTCCTGCGCGGCGGACAGGGCGACGACCGCGGCTGTCAGCCCCGCCACGGCGAGCGTGACGCCGGTGATGATGTTCACGCCCGGGATGCTCGCGGCAAAGAGCTTCATCAAGGGAATGGCGATCTTCGTCGCGGCCGACCATGCGACCACGGCAGCCGTCACCGCGCCGATCACGCCGACAAACGCCGTGATTGCCTTGATGATAACCGGGTGCTCCTGCAAAAAGGCATTGATGCCGGACAGCACCTTCGCGCCGGTGGCATACAGCCCTTGCAGGGCTGGCGTGAACTGCTCGCCGACCGTCGTCTGCACCGCTTCAAGGGCGGAGTTGAAGATCGTCAGCTGCCCGTTCATGTTGTCGAGCTTGATGTCGGCCATCCGCTGCGCCGCGCCGGCGCTGTCGGAGATCGCCACGGACAGCTTCGAGAAGTCTGCCTCCGATGCATTCACGATGGAGAGCAGGCCGCTCATTCCGCGCTGTCCTGCGAGCTCGGCCGCGTAGAACGTCTTTTGCTCCTCGGTCAGATCGGCGAAGCGGTCGCGCATCTGCTCCATGAGTTCCATCCACGTATACATCCGGCCCGTGCCGTCGCTCATGGACAGACCGAGCGCGTCCATCGCGTCCGCGCTCTCCTTGGTGGGCTTGGCGAGGCGCGTAAAGATGTTGCGGAGCGTCGTGCCCGCCTCGCTGCCCTTGATGCCAGCGTTCGCCATGAGGCCGGTCGCCACGGCGACGTCTTCCACGTCGTAGCCGAGCGCGCCCGCCAGCGGCGCCGCGTATTTGAAGGTTTCGCCCATCATCGAGACCGTGGTGTTCGCCTTGCTCGCGGTCTGGGCGAGGACGTCGGCGTAGCGGCTCGTGTCGGCCGCGGAGAGCCCGAAGGCGGTCATCGAATCCGTGACTATATCAGACACGCGGGCGAGGTCTTCGCCCGACGCAGCGGCGAGCTGGAGGACGCCAGGCATACCGTCAAGCATCTGCTGCGTGTCCCAGCCTGCCATCGCCATATAGCCCATTGCGTCGGCGCTCTCTTTGGCCGTGAATTTGGTGGTAGCGCCGAGCTCCTTTGCCATGTTCGAGAGCTGTTCCAGCTCGTCAGAGCTCGCGCCGGACAGCGCCTCGACGTTGCTCATGGACTCCTCAAAATCCCCGGCAATGCCGATGCACTGCATGTACGCCTCGTAAATCTCGTGCAGGGCGGCGGCGATGCCGGCCGCGGCGATCGCCTCGCTGACCGCGTTGAACGCCGCCGAGGACTGCGCGCCGAAGCTCTGCGCGCCGTCCGCAGCTTCGTCCTGCTGCTTTTTGAGATCGCCCATTTCCGCTTCGAGGCGCTTGCTCTCTTTTTCGAGGTTGTTGGTGTCTACGCCCGCCTCTTGCAGCGCGTCGCCCATTTTGTTGAGCTTTTCCGTCTGCTTGTCGAGAGCTTCGCTGGTGCGGTCGATCTGCTGCTGCTTGGCGAGCAGCTTGTTTTGCAGATCGGAGGAATACTGCCCGGTCTCGTTGATCTCTTTCTGGATGTTGTCGTACTGCTGTTTGAGGACGTCGAGTTTCTTGCCCGTCGCCTCGACCGCCTGCTGCTGCTTTTGGTATGCTGCGATATCGCCCTGCGTCTTGTTGAGGGACTGGATATTCTTTTGCAGGTTGAGGATGTCCTGCTGTGCCTTGGTGAACGTCTTGGAAAACGCGCCGTTCGTCTCGGCCTCAAGCCGCAGCAGCAGCTCGTATTCTTTTCTCGATGCCATTCATCAGCCCCTCTTTCGTCGTGCTTCTTCGATTGCCTTTCGTTCCGCCTGCACGAGCTCGTTGCTGGCGCGCAGCCATCGGCAGAACTCGATGATCGGCATGGAGAGCCAAACCGAAAGGTCTGTGTTATTCTCCTTGCACATGATCAGGCATTGTCTGCGGAGCCATTTGCCGCCGTCGCCGCCTACAGCCCCGCATTCAGTAAAAAAGAGCGCGCCCGGCCGCGGATGCGGATATAGTCCGCCAGCGGCATGGCGCGGAATGCGTCTACTCCAATTCGCCGCCCGTCTGCGCGTTTCGTGGTGCAGGCGCGGACGGCCATGCGCAGCAGATATTCGCCGGAGAACTCCGGCACGAGCGTCGCCTTGTTCAGTGCCGCAAGCTCGCCCTCGATCGCCAGACTGTCCGCGCCGGTCAGCTTGCCGAACGCAAACTCCAGCTCGGTCACGGTCTCGCCCTCGAAGGTGAACGGTGCGGAAAGCTCGATGCGGAAATCCGCCTCGCTGTTCTGTGCCGCGATCATTGCCTCGTCGAACTCGGTGCTGTCCACCTCGGCGGCGGGGACGTCGTTTCTCTTGTTGCTCATAAAATACTCCTTTCAAAAATCGGCGCCCGTGGCGAGGATCGCTCCCCGCCACGGGCTGAAAACGCTTACTTGCCGAGAGCCTTGCGGACTTCGGCGAGGTAATCGACGCCATCGACCATGTAGATCATGTTCATGGGGTCGATCTCGCGCACCTTCTGGCCGTTCAGCCAGGTCGCCCAGTAGCGCACGGCGTACTCGCCGGAGCCGTTGGACGGCGAGGACGGCGCGATGCTGCCGACGTTGTGCGTCTTGGGAATGATGACCATGACGTGCTTCTCGGTCGGGACGCCGATCTCGTTGCTGACGGGATCCTCGCTCTCCTGAGCGACGCGCAGGTCGATGGTGTGGCGGCGCGGCTCGGAGAGCCGGACGCTCTGCGGCGTGGTCGTGCGGAAATTGAGACCGAGCGTCAGCGCGTCAATGTGGCCGAGCACGACCGCCTCGATATCTCCGCCGAGACCCGCGCCGGAAATGCTCTGAATCTTGTTCGAGAGCGTCGGCATGGTAACGCTCGCCATGCCGAGGTATTCGGTGCCGTCTTCGTAGAGGGCAAAATTGATGTTGAGTTCATCCATTGTCTTTTACCTCCTTTACGACGCGAGAGCGGCCTGCACGTAGTTGGCGTCATACTCCAGCGTGAAGTCGATCTCCTGCGCGGGAGAGGGCGGCGTCATGTAGACGTGCAGATGCAGGATGCCGGCCATGAGGTCGGTCAGCGGATTCTCGCTGTCGAGCATTTCGACGCGCGCGCCGAGCAGATAGCCGCGACCGACCAGGCCGTTCAGCCAAATGTTAGCGCTGTCGAGGATGGTGTCGATCAGGCGGCGGTTCATGGGATTATCGAGCTTCACCCAGAACGTCTTGATCAGCGTGTTCGCCACCCAGTCGAACATGCGGTTAATGGGGATGAAGTAGTCCTTCACGTCGCGGTTTGCCGGGTAGCAGCCCGTGATGTTGCCCCAGGACGTCCAGCCGGCCATGAAGTTGAAGAACGTGCAGATGCCGGCCTCGTTCAGCACGTTCGCCTGCGCCCACGTCAGGACGACCTCGGTGCCGCCCGGCGTGATCAGGCCGTCGATGGAGACGCCCTTGTTGGACGGGCTCTCATACGGGACGCCCTCGTTCTTGCTGTCGGTCTGCGCGATGCGGCCGCATTCGACGGTCGAGCCGTGGAACACATAGTCGCCGAGCGTGCACTTCGGCCAGCAGAGGATCTGATCGCTGTTGAAGCTGCCGCCGTTTTTCGCGGTGACAGCGGCGGTGTAGCTCTCGGCGTTGATGTCGATGACAGCCTTGCCCTTGAACAGACCGTTGACCGCGGCGATCTTCGTTGCCATCGCTGCTGCGACGACGGAGGAATCGGAATAGCCGGGCGCTGCGATCAGGTCGGGGATGATGCTGAACATCGGCATGCAGAGGTCGATGTAGTCGACCGCCGCCGCGACCTGCGCCGCGGAGGGCTTGGTGAGGTATTCAGCGACGACGTTGTCCGTGCCGGACGCGGGCGCCTCTTTCAGCGTGACCGTGCCGGTCGCCTTGTCGTAGCTGGTGATTTCGACCGCGACGCCGCTGACCTTGACGTTGTGCACGCAGTCAGGCTTCGCCGTGATGACGAACGTCTTGGTGGTGCCGTCGCCGTTGAACGACTGATTGGAGATCGTCTCCGCGAGCGGCAGGAAGATCACCGGCTGCTGACCGGCGTACTTGAAGTGGTAGAGCATGAACTCGGAAATACCGTAGTCCACGAAGTTGTCGCTGAAACCGAGGCACGCCTCCGCCTCGGCATACGACGTCGCGAGCACCGGCACGTTAACCGCGGCCCTCTTGTCGGCGTCGACAGAGGACAGCGGCGCGATGCCGATGACGAAGGGGATGCCGCTCGTCGCCTTTGCGGGGGTGCTGACGCTGGTATCCGCCTCATAGGTATAAATGCCGTGACCCATAAGATTTCTCTCCTTCCTTTACGCCCGGCGCAGCGCCATGTACTTGCGGTACAGGTCTTCGCCGGGGGTCTTGACTTTGATATTCGCCTCGGCCAGCTCGTCGCCGTCGACGATCAGCTCGGCAATGCCGGGCTTCTTCGCCAGCGCGAGCTTGACGTCCTCGCGCTCCAGCGCCTTGGCCTTGGCGCAGGGGTAGATCGTGCCGGTCTGGATGATACCCGGCATGTTCGGCCCGAGATAAGCGGAGACGCCATCGTCCTTGACGGTGACAGCGGCGCTCTTCGGGACGGTGGGCTTGTTGTCCTTCATAAGAACTCTCTGACCTCTCTTTCTACCGTTGGCACTTGCCAGCGGGTAATCATTTCGCCGGAGTAGTACGGCGCGGTGTCCTCGGGATAAATCAGGAACTCAAGCCCGGCATCGAGGTCGAGCTTGAAGCGTTCGCCGATCACGACCTTTCGCATCATGGCGATGCGCAGCCGCTCCACGAGGTTGAGCAGCATCAAGCCGCCCTCCTGCTCGTCGTCGTTGTAGACGGTGAAGATCGTGCGCACGGTCGCGTCCGAGGACGGGCGCTTCCCGTTCGGCTGCTGGTCCTTTGCGGTGATAAGCTGGTGGAGAATGTACGGCGCTTTTTTGTCGGCGATCTTCGGGTCGGGCAGGCGCATAAGGAACACCTGCGCCGCGCGGGGGGCGGGCGGCGTGGCGTCGCCCTTCTGCATCCGCACCGGCATGATCAGCTCGGACGTCGCCGCCTCGGTGAACTCTTTGAGCTCTTCGAGCAGCGCGACATGGCCGGATTCAAAGTTGTTTACCATCTGCTACCTCCCGTACCCGTTCAAGATGCGCATGATCTCGTGGTCGATGCGCTTCTCGTAGGTCTCCGTCATCTTTTCCTCCACCTCATCCATGACGTCCTCGTTCGAGTACATCATCTGAGGCGTTGCAGGTCCGTAAAGCTCGCGGACGGGGAAACGGTCGACGCCGATGCGCTCATAGATGCCGGTGTGCGCCCCCATCTGCGTGCGGAACGCATGTTCAAGGACGCGCTGCGTGCTGTTGCGCTTGACGCGCGTCGACACGGTGCCGTCGCTGCTGACGCGGGTGTCAAACCGCATCAGGGGAATCACGTTGCCGGCGAAGCCGAACACCACCTCCACGCCGCCGTCGCCGGAGCGGGTAAAGTGGTTCATGTTCCGCGTCTCGCTGAGGAAATCGCTCTGCGAGATCACATACTCCTCGGACACCGCGCCCTTTGCCGCGGTCTTGCCGGATGCCGCCGCGCGGGTGAGGGCGCTGCCGACCGCTTTCTGCCAGCCGCCGTCGATACCGGCGAGGACTTTCTGCACATGAGAAAGCCCCTCTTCGGCGACGTCAACGATGATGCCGCCGTAGACCTTGCTTTTCTCGCTCATTCGTCGATCTCCCGCAGCTCCGCGCGGAGCATTCCCATTTCAACGACCGAGGATGCGACGTAGAACTCCTGAAAGAAGCCCCCGCCGCCCTCCGCGTCGTTGATCTTGATGCGCTGTCCCTTTTCCGGCTGCTTGCCGTTGAGGTCAGCGATCGCACAGTGCAGCACCGTGGACACGAGGTAGAGCCCTTGGATATGGTCCGCGACCAACTGCTTTCTGTCCCGCTCCTTCAAGCCGGACAAAACGATGGGAATGTCCGTGAACGTGTCTCCGTCGAACTTGACAGTCCGCTTTTCGGCGAACTCGTCGAGGTTGAGGAAAACGCCGTGGATGTCGCCGGCGACCATATCCTTGAAGCTCATACGCTCGGCGCCTCCGCTTCCAGATCGGGCGGCGTGTCGCCATCCTCAACCTCGTCCTCGTCGGCGGGAAGCTCGCCGTCTCCCTCGGCGGCGTCCTTCGCGTTGAGCGCGGCGGCCATTTCCGCCTTGCTCATGCCGACCTTGACCTTCAATCCGTTCTGCTTCATGGCGTCGCGGAGATCAGCCGCGGACATATCGGCGGAGTACGCGCCGCTCTCGCCCGTTTCCTGGCCGTTTTCCGGCTTCAAATCTTCGGGGCTGTTGCTACCCGCCCCGGACTTATCCGTGGCAGGAGCGCCAGCTGCCGCCTGCGGAGCAGCCTTTTCCGCCTCGCCCCTCGAAATGAGCAGCTTGGCGTCTGCGTCAGGGATGTCCACGGTCTCGCCGCGGTACGCGACTTTGAAGCGGTCGTTCTCCTTGTAGCCGTAGGCGCCGCTCTTAATGGTGACTTTCATCGTTCATGCTCCTTTCCCGTGCTGCGATCAGGTCACAGCGTTCGCGGCGTAGATGAACGGGCAGTAGTTCTTCGGCGCGGCGAGCGGGCGAGCCGCAAGACGGAGCTTGCGCGTATCGTTCGCCTGGTCGATGGAGAACTTCGGGATGCGCTTGCCCGTGTGCGTGGCGAAGTCGGTGGAGCCGTAGTCGATCTGCGTCACCTGACCGTACAT